ATAGCCGGGATTTTCTCGGTTGTTTCCTCCGTATTGAGCGGGGACTTTTCCGGGGCATGGGAGGCAATCAAGGGCATTGTCAGCACCTGGGCGGCGTACTTTGGCACCGTTTGGGAAGGAATCAAGGCAGTTTTCGGGGCCGTTGTAAGTTGGTTTGGCAGCGTGTTCTCCGCTGCCTGGGAGGCCATCAAGTCGGTGTTTGCCCCGGTAGGAGCCTTTTTCCAGAGCTTGTGGGACACCATAGTCTCCTTGTTTACTTCCATCGGTACCGCCGTAGGCGACGCCATAAGCGGGGCCGTAAAGGGAGCCGTCAATGCCGTGTTAAAAGGCGCAATAGGCATTATCAACGGTTTTATTGGGGCTATCAATTTCGCCATCGGAGTTATTAACGCAATACCCGGCGTTGAGATCACGAAGCTGGAGAAATTGGAGGTCCCGCAGCTTGCAAAGGGCGGCGTTGTAACGGCCCCCACCGTTCTTGAGGCAGGAGAGGCCGGAAACGAAGCGATCATCCCCCTCGGTGAGCTTTGGAGCAATATGCAGGACATGATCGCCTCCACCGTAGGCAACGCCACGAACGGGATCGCCGCCCTTGCGGAACAGTTTGAAGCGGCAGACGCAGGGGAGCAGAACCTTTCCATAGTGGACCTTTTGACCAAACTGGACGGCCTGGGCAACGGAGACGACCCAGACGACGGCGGGGAGCCGCCGGTGCAGATCATTTACTCCCCGACGAATCATTACCACTTTGAGGGGGAGGCCCCCAGCAAAGAGGACATCGCCGGGGCGGAGTCCATGTCGCAGGAAGAATTTAACCGGCGTGTGGACCAATATTTCAAGGACCGGCAGCGGACACACTTTAGGGGGTAAGGCATGAAGACCATAACGACCGTGATGGGGGATACCTGGGACACCATAGCCCTCCGGGCCTACGGTGACACCATGCGGACGCAGGAACTAATGGAGGCCAGGGAGAACATCCGCCTTTTGGATATACAGGTTTTCCCCGGCGGCGTTGTGGTCGCCACCCCCGAGGTTGAAGACCGATACAGCGTGGACGACTTGCCGGAATGGAGGAAATAGGCCATGCTGCCACGCAGCGCAACCGTATCCATGCTTTACAACGGTGCAAACGCCACCGGGCAGATCGCCGGGTACCTCAATTCCTTTGAGTACAAGGACGTCGCCTCCGGGGCAAGCGATACCATTAGGGCCGTTGTGAATGACCTGGACCGCAAGTGGATCGGCCCCTGGTTTCCCGTGAAGGGGGACAAGTTGGTCCCCACCATCGTCCTAAAAAACTGGACGGCACAGGGCCAGATTATAAAATTCCCCTGCGGCACTTTTGACGTCGATGACTTCAGTTTTAGCGGCGGACCCATCAAAATGAACCTTGATGCCATCGCCCTCCCGTCCTCCACCAGCTTTAAGACGGAGGAACGGACGGAAACATACGAAAAGGCCACCCTGCAGGAGATCGGGCAAATGATAGCAGGACGGGCCGGGATCTCCCTTTTCTTTGACGCCGGGGACATTGCCATTGAGAAGGTAGAGCAAAACAACCAGAACGACAGCGATTTTTACTGCGGCCTGGTTGAGAAATACGGCCTTGCCCTAAAAATCTACAATGACCGGCTGGTGGTCTTTTCAGAGGCGGACTATGAGGCCAAAGGGCCAAAGTTTACCTTGACCGAATCGGACTTTGACCCCGGCTGGACCTGGGACACCACCCTAACCGGCATTTATACCGGCATCCGCTACCAGTACACCAACAGCGACAAAAACAAAACCTTTACCGTCAAAGCCGGGACAGAGGAACGGCTTTTGACGAGCAACGAACCGGCGGACAACCTGACGGAGGCGACGGCCATCGCCCTGGCGGCGGTGAACACGGCCAACAGAGGCACCACCACCATGAGTTTGACCATGATGGCAAGGCCGGGGCTGATCGCCTCGGATTGCATAGAGATAAAGGGCTTGAAGCGGTTGGACGGCAAATATTACGTTGAACAGGTTACACACAGCATCGGCAACGGCTACACAATGAGCCTTAACCTGCGCCTTGTAACGCCTCGGATTTCAAGCCCCACCGTCATTTCAAGCACCGTATCGGAGGGAGGCTAAAGGCATGGCCGATAAAGGATATTTACGCATAGGGAAGATTTCAAGCATTGACTACCCAAACGGGAAAGCAAGCGTCACCTATGAGGATTTGAACGACAGCACAACCGCCGCCTTTTCCTTTTTGGCATGGCAATATTGGATGCCGAAAGAAGGGGACCAGGTACTTGTCGCCCATCTTTCCAACGGGACGTGCGCCGCCGTGATTCTCGGCCCCGTTTGGCATGACGGCCACCGGCCCCCGGAGGGGCAGGAGGAACTATACCGCAAAGATTACAACCGCAAATACGGGGACGCTTACCAGCGGTATGACCACAAGGCCCTTGCGTACCTGGAGGCCATAACCGGGACCTATGACATTAAGCCCACAAAGGACTTTACCCTCACGGTAAACGATGCCACTGTTATAAAGGTCAAAGCGGACGGCTCTATTGAGATAACCGCCCCCGCCGGGATTAAGATAACCACCGCAAAAATAGAGGTCACCGGGGATGTTATCGCGGACGGCAAGAAGGTAAGCCTCGCCCACCATACGCACCCAGGGGACAGCGGCGGCACCACGGGAGAGCCAAACTAAAAAAAGGGGGATAGGCCGTGGCAATCGCTAATTGGGGGACTGCGATCATTTTCTCCGTGAGCGATCAAAAGGTTCTTACATTCAACAACATGAACCGGACCGTCGGTTCCAGCTGGGCCACCCACAGCCGAATCGGCAAAAAGGATCAGGTCGAGTATTTACGGCCTAACCTCCAGAAGCTGACCTTTGACATTGCCCTTGATTTCAACTGCGGCGTCAACCCCAGGGCCGTTATTGAGCGCATGGAGAGAGCGGTGGAGTTGGGGGAGATCCATCCTTTTATTGTCGGAGGGAAGCCCGTTGGCCGTCTTAATTGGAGGCTTACCAGCGTAGGCGAGGCATGGGAGACGATTTACAATAACGGAGCCTTGACCAACGCAAAGCTCTCCATAACGATGGAAGAATACCTATAGCAAGGAGGAAGGGACAATATGGACCTTTCAGGCATTGAGGTCGGTTTTGAGTACGGGGAGGACGATACCGCCGTCCGCAAGGAAATCGTCCGCAACGTTCACACCCTGCTATTGACCCCCATCGGCACTTGCCCTCTATATCGGGAATTTGGTCTTGACGTTACCTATTTGGACTTTCCCCCAAACGTAGCAAAAGGCCTTTTTACCGCCGCAGTTATTGAGGCGGTAGAACGGTGGGAGCCTCGGGTGAGGGTAACAGACGTTGACTTCCAGACGGACGGCGTGGAAGGAAAACTAAGAGCAAAGGTGGTGATCGCCATTGGATAGCCTGTTAAAATCCGTTTTCGACCTTCCGGACGTTTCTTTTATTGAGAACGACACCCTCGACGCCATGATGCAGCGGCTTGTTTCCAATTACGAGAAGCGCTACAAGGAGGTCACAGGCCAGACCATAAGCCTGGGGGCGGCGGACCCGAACCGGGTGCAGCTTTACGCCATCGCCCTCGACCTTTTCCAGATTGAGCAATATGTTGACCGGGCCGGAAAGCAGGACCTCCTAAAGTATAGTTACGGGGAGTTTTTGGACAATTTGGCCGGAAATCGCCGGGTGACCCGGCAGCAGGCATCTGCGGCACGGACCACAATCCGCTTTACCCTTTCGGAGCCGAGAGACTATGCCATCGGCATCCCGGCAGGTACCAGAGTTACAAACGGCAATGGCGTCTATTTTATGACGGAGGCATATTCAGAAGCCCCCGCCGGGGCTAATTTTGTAGATGTCGAGGCCGTTTGCACAGAGATCGGAATTGAGGGGAACAATTTCCTCAAGGGGCAGATTAACCTGCTTGTAGATCCGCTCCCATACGTTGAGAGCATAGCGAACGTTACCGACACATCTGGCGGCACCGACCTTGAGGACGATACCAGCCTTGCGGAGCGGACCTATTTAGCCCCCTCTGGCTACAGCACAGCGGGGCCGCAGGACGCTTACACCTACTGGGCGAAAACCTACAACACAGATATAGGATCGGTACACCCCGTTTCCAACCAGGCGGCAGGAAAGGCGGAAATCTATATTTTGATGCGGGACGGGACCCTGCCGGGGGATGAAGTCATAGAGGGTCTCCAAAAATTCTTGCAGAACAGAGAGATCCGCCCAATGACCGACCTTGTGACCGTTTTGGTTCCCGCCGTTAGGACCTACGATCTAGAATTGACTTACTACATAGGGCGCTCAAACAAGAATCAGGCCACATCCATCCAAAACCGGGTAAACGAGGCCATAGGCGCCTATAACAAGTGGCAGACCACGGAAATAGGCAGGGACATTAACCCCTCTGAGCTTATCAGGCTTATCCGGGAAGCCGGAGCGAAAAGGCCTATCATTACCAGCCCCCAATATACGCCCATAGGGGATACGGAGGTCGCCCAGTTAGGAGCCCTGAATGTGACCTATGGGGGGCTGGAAGATGATTAACATTCATGACGGACAAATCACCGACCTCTTGAGCAACTCCTTCCGGCACAATCCGGAAACCATAGCCATAGCCTACGCCGTCCTGCAGGAAAAGCGGCGGTTGATTGACCTTGTAGAGCGGACCCGGCTCATGGCGGCAGTGGACAATTTGGAAGAAAGAATCCTTGACTATTTGGCCGTAGAGTTGAGGACCCCGGCCTATGAGGACAATCTTCCACTTGAGATAAAGCGGATCTTGATAAAGGGGACCCTGCCCTTTTATGCAAAGCTGGGAACCCCAGCGGCGGTTGACTGGGTTATTAACTCCATTTTCAAGAGCGGCGGCATTGAGGAATGGTTTGACTATGGCGGAGAACCACACC